GGGATGCCAGTAGGAAGAGTAAAAACCATTTGTTCATTCTTCCTTTTTCTTTGCCATAGGGCAGTTTACTGTACTTTTGTCTTTATTATTACCAGTAGATAAACCGAATGTCGCTAATGCTCCTGTAAAAACAGAAGCTACAAACGTAATATCGCTGTTGCCAGCTTTCTTAATCATAGGTAATTCTACATAGTTCATCGTAATGATAAACCCACTCCAAACTACAACTCCAAGACGGACAAATGTACCTAAGATTTGAATTTGGTGTTCTTGATCCACGGCAGCATCTTTCAGCTTTCCGAGGAGTCCTTTTTCTTCTTCTTTTCCTTCCATTTGTTAACTTTAGCTTGTAGTTGTTTTTGAACTTTCTTTTTGATAGGTTCAAATAAAGATTGAGTAACAGTAGTAGTAGCGACTGCTACCACCGCTGTTGTTACAGCAGTAACCACCACAGCAGTTTCAGGTATTGGCATTTCTATATCCAATACAGGAATCTGTAACTTAGGTGGTTCAGGCTGTGTCGTTGTCTTCTCAGGTGCTACATCTTCAGGAGCCTCTAGATCAGCCGGAGGGATCACCATAGGTGTATATGATGGTATACGTGCCGAAGGGGGCTTCAGCTCGATTCTAGGCAGGTCTATGGGCTTAGGAAGATCAGGTGTGGGTAGGTCTAAACTACCAAGGTTTACCGACACCTGTTGTTGGAGTCTTCTGTTCATTTACACCGTTTTCTACAGCTGCTTCAATTGCAGCTACAGTACCAGCTTTATCTGCATCTAGTTTATCTTTAACCCATTTAAGAACTGTTTCTTCTGTAAGATCAGCATAAGGTACAAGACTAGAAGGCTTAGGAAGATCTACTTCACCAGTAGCTCTGAATGAATAAGTGCCATCTTCACCGTTAACACGGTAGATGACTTTATTTACATACCCGTCTGCTAGTTCACGCTGAAGGGTGTTGACTTGCCAAGTTTTTGTTGCCATGATTAATTAATAAATTGTTTGTGTTTATTCAGCCTTTAGGGCGGCTACTTCCGTTTCTAATGTTTCGATTTTTGTAATTGCTTCTTGTAATGCAGTAGTAAGAACAGCCGTCATTCTTCGATAATCGACATTGATAGGAATATCTTCTGTATCTGAATCATTTTTTGTATAGAACGATTTAGGTCCGAAAGGTACAATCTCAGGAATCACACCAACTACTTCATCAGCTATAAAACCAATTTCAGTAGGAGTGCCTTCTATATCTGTTCTTTTATATCTACGTGGTTTTAACTGTTTTAGTGTATCTATTCCATAAGGGGAATCAACAATGTCAGTTTTAACTAATCTTGTAGACGAATCATAATATAATTGTCCATCACTCGTTTTATATCTAAGGTCACTATGACCACTACCAGCACTTAATCCATGTAAATGCGGACCTGTGCTTTCCGTGGAAAACTTCTTACTGTTATTATGATATAGTTCTACAGCTCCGTCTGCATAGGCTCGTATCATTTGTTCATTACCAGCTACGTTGCAGACTTGTAAATCAGCAGTAGCTATAGCAATAATACCTGTTCCATCATGTTTGATCCATGAGTTAGAGCCATCATGGAAGATTTGTAGATCATCAGCACCTCCAAAAGTAGCTTTAGTCTGATCATAAAATCTTAAAAGACTTGCAGAGCTATCCCAAAAAGCATCTCTTCCTGCTGTTGTATCGCTATCAAACCAAACATCTGCAAAATGTTGTACGCCAGAAGAATAGGTGGCAAACTTCTTCGAGTTGTCGTAATAGAGTTCTACGCCTCCATTTGCATTAAAGGTTGCTAATGGTTCATCAGTAGCATTACCTCGAAGATAGATATTTTCATTCCTTATATATAAACCACCAGTACCATTGTTCAGGTGGGTATTCGTTCCATCATGGTAGATCTGTAGATCATCTCCTGCTCCCCATGTGGCTTTTAAATTATCAGCAGCAAGTTTGAAAGTGTTATAGCAAAATATATTATCCCCATCTTCTCTTAGATCTAGAACAGTACCTCCAGTACCATCCATAATGATCATCCTGTTCCCATCGTATCCTGCTATTTGATAATTCGTGTTTCCATCAGTATCGTTAAACCGAAGAATTGCTTGCGATGCGTTTCCAGATATCGCAAGGCCATCCGCATATGTCGCAGCTTTCTTAACGTTGTCGTAATAGAGTTCTACGTTTCCGTTACCAGTAGTCTTTAAATTAACTTCCCAAGAACCTGATGTAGAATTCTTTATATAGAAAGCTCCATCAGTACCTGCTTGTACTAACCAATTATCTGCATAGTCATCACCTTCATCAGCAAAGAGATAAATCTCTCCATGACCACCTTCTGTTCCGTAGACTTTAATACCAGTAGCTACGGTTTCAAAAGTTTTAATGTTGTTATGATAGAGTTCTACGGCACCGTCTGACGCAGCTTTTATAATATCTTCAGTACCACCTGCATTGCTGACAATTAGGTAATTTGAATGTATGTATAAATTACCTGTACCTGTATCTGTTATATATGAATGGGAGCCGTTATGATAAATTTCTAAATCATCACTGTTCCCAAATCTAATCTTCTCGTTATCTAAAAGGTCGATTGGAGTATTCAAACCTCTATCATCAATTTTATTTAATGAGTTTGCCATAGTTATTCAGCCTCCAGTGCGGCGACTTTGGTTTTCAATGTTTCAACCTCTGTGGATAGTTCTTTTACTGCTTCTAATAAGGGTGCAATTAAACCGCTATATCTTACACTTTTTTCACCTTCTTCACCTTCAACTAGAGTTGGATAAACCTTTTCTACTTCTTGAGCTATAACACCTAACGACTTGTTTCCAGAATTTTTGAAAGTAAAAGAATAACCCTTTAATTCTTTTAAATTAGATAATTCATTAGATAAAGGTACTATGTCTTCTTTAAGTGCAATGTCTGATTGTTCATTTACACTGTCACTTACTGTTATACCACTTGATGTGGTAAACATTTTCTTAGAGTTATCATACCAAAGCTCACAAGCTCCATCAGCCATAAATCTAGCTATTGTTTCTGCTTCATCACCTTTTCCAAATAGTTGAAGGCCCATGTAAGTGTTCCACTTCATGCCATCAAAATTACCTGTAGTAGTCCTAGTGGCTTCAGGGTTATTCCAATAGTCATTCCAAAGCATATGGTTAGAATCAAAACCACCACCAAAATAGAGAGCTGCTGATTTTGCTCTATTTGCTCTGTATAAATTCAATCCTCCAGTAACACTCGTTCCACCAGAAAGAGTTGCTAGTTCCTTAGTGTTATCATAATATAATTCTACGGCCCCGTCATTTACACATTTAATAAATGTTTCATCATTGTCTTTATTTTTTAAATATAAAGCATCTCCTTGAATATTAAAATCACCAGTTGTATTATTTATAAAAGAGTTAGACCCATCGTGCCAGAGCTTTAAATCATTTCCTGCACCAAGTATTAATTGAGAATCATCTTGATTGGCTTTAATATGACCTTGAACTATTATACCACTTGTATAAGTTTCTAGTTTTTTTGAGTTGTCATATCTGAGTTCTACGGCTCCATTCTGACCAGCAGTAAATATGATTTCATCATTATCTCCTTTTATTACAGGAAAAGCAGCTTTAATTATTAAATCACCAGTAGTATTATGGATATATGAGTTAGACCCATCATGGTAGATGTCTAGATCTTGTCCATTTCCAAGACGTAGTTTTTTATTATCATTTAATTGAACATCACCAGTAGGTACATTTAAATTACCATTTACCTGCACGCCCGAAGATATTGTCTCAAGCTTCTTACTGTTGTCATAATAAAGTTCTACGGCTCCGTCTGCTATAAATTTCGCACAAGCTTCAGTAATACCAGCATTAGTGATCTGTGTTTGATCAGCTCCTATATACATAGTCATGCTGTTATTGGAGACTATTTTATTGGCTCCAGAATGGAAGATTTCTAAGTCATCACTATTTCCAGCAACAAACTTACCGCTATCAGGAACTCTTACATTTCCACCACTAGTTATTTCTAATCGTTTTGCACCTGCTGTTAGATCTTTAAATTCAAGTTGACCATCGTTACTAGTTATGTTTGTTCCGATCTTATATTGCTTAGCACTACCACCATGATCAGTAAATATTACTGAAGACTCTGTATCACTTACAATATCAATTGTCGTTGTGGCACCACCAGAGTCTGTAGTCATGACTCCAGTAACTGAGACACCCGTACTCGTCGTCTCAAATTTCTTTGAGTTGTCGTAATAGAGTTCAACGGCTCCGTCTGGGTTGCAGTTGATACTATTTTCACTGGTTTTAGCTCTTATTAATAACTCGCCAGTTCCATTTTCAATGAACGAGTTGGTTCCATTATGGTAGATTTGTAGATCATTCCCTGTACCGAACCTAATCTTATTACTATCAGGTATATCTAAATTATCAGAAATCTTAGCTCCTGTAACCGCATTATCAGCAATCTTGGCTGTTTCAACAGCTCCAGATGCTATCTTAGCAGCTACAACTGTACCATCAGCTGGTGTAGTTGGAGTAATAGCTGAACCAGTTTGAATTATAAATATATCAGATCCACTAACAGGAGCTGCACAGAATGTAATTTCATCTGAAGCTGATAATACAAAACCATCTAAACCTGATGGGTTGGTACCTGTATTAGGTTTCTGGACAACACCATTAACACTAATCATAAGTTGTGCTGCACTTGTTACAGAAGCTGCACTACCACCAGTTGAAGTTTCTTTCAGGTCAAACGTAACGTTACTACCATTTAAAGTAGCAGCATTAGTTGTATTCTGATTTGTTAATACAAGGTATTTAAAATCACCAGATGAGGTTACTTCACCCCAACTTGATCCATCATACACTTTTACAGAGTTAGAATTAGTATCAAATACTAAATCACCTTCATCATTATTAGATCCAGGTTCTCCAGCATTAACACGATATCTAGCATTGAAGTCATTGATGTCATCAGATAACTGTTTAACATCTGTTTCAGCTGCTAGGATTTTATGGTAATTATATATCTGACTAGATCCTGTAGAACTAACCATAAGACCAACACCACTAGCTAATGTTTCACCATTAAGACTAGAAGGGAAGTTATTAATAGTTACTGTTGAACTACCTACAGTTCTACCTGTAGTACTAGTACCAGATCCATTAACCACAACACCTGCGGCATCAGATATAGATATAATAACACCACTAGCTGGTTGAGTATTAGGGAAAGCAACCTCAGTAGCAATAGCTTCAAATCCACCAAATGGTAAGAGTTGAGCTGCTACATAATCCACAACAGCTCCTGATGTAGGAAGTTGTGTGTCGCTATCTGATATACTTGTTGATTTTAGATCACTAGCTAGTTTAGCAATTGTTACGTTAGAGTCTGCTATCTTGACTGTTGTTACGTTAGCATCTGTAATCTTAGCTGTCGTAACGGCGTTAGATGCAATTTTTGCAGCTGTAACTTGAGTACCAGCTATATGCTCAGTATCAATAGAACCTGCAGCATAATGCTCAGAGTCTATAGTATCGTCAGCTATCTTGGCACCTGTTACAGCGTCAGCAGCTATCTTTGCAGTTGTTACATTTAAGTCTGCTATATGTACTGTATCAATAGACCCATCAACATACTGATCACTGTCAACTGAATTAGCTGACATATGAGCTAAATCTATTGATCCGTCAACGTATTGATCGCTATCTACAGAGTTAGCTGACATATGTACAAGGTCGATAGACCCATCTACATATTGGTCACTATCAACTGAGTTAGCTGACATGTGTTCTAAATCAATTGAACCTGCTACATAATGTTCAGAATCAATTTGATCATCAGCTATTAAAGCACTTGTAATATTATCAGCTGCTATCTTAGCAGTTGTTACATTACTATCTGCTATCTTAGCAGTCGTTACTTGACTAGCTCCAATATGACTTGTATCTATACTACCATCTACTAATTCAGAAGAATCGACAGAATTAGCTGCCAGCATAGTAGCTGTAACTGTACCTGTATCTCCTGTAGTTACTACCGTACCTGTTGTATTAGGTAATGTAATTGTTGTATCACTAGATGGATCAGCAACTGTTAAAGTTATTTCATGAGCATCGTCTGTTGCACCTTCAAATATAATCGTAGTATCCTCACCCATAGTGAGGTCACCAGTCATAGTACCACCAGTAGAAGATAACTTCTGCTCATCGTACTCCATAGCTTTACGCATTAACTGGAGCTGGTTATTATTAAGGTCAGCTGATGTTATAGATGCACCTGGAGTATAATCTGCCCTTGGTGTAGGGGCACCCATATCAGTCTCAGGTCTTATAATTACTACACCACTAGACAAATCTGCTCCACCAATATGTATGGTTTTAGCTGATGTATCAACTGTGTATTCACGGGGGGAGGCGGATTCATTTATGGTTGACGCTGTATAGGTCAACAATACGTTGTCTAATAATGCAACTACTTCAGTTCCTTTGAAGACATCAAAACTTCCTGAGTAGCTAAATGTATTAGCTGCTCCCGTATTCTGGGAGTATGTTTTTGTTACTTTTGTATGTGCCATTTAGTTACTTAGGGAAAAAATCTA